AGGAGTATGAGATACCATTAAGGTAAACACTGTTCAAGAGGAGTATGAGATACCATTAAGGTAAACACTGTTCAAGAAAATAATTATTGACTAGCTTCTTGAACAGTGTTTAAAAGGAATTGAGGACTTCTTTAAAATACTTTAAAATAAGATACCTTTATTTTATAAAATGAAATCCTATAAGCCAAAATGGAGTTCTAAGGAACTTTTATCTTTTTCCTTTATATTAATATTAGTTTTCCTTAAAGTCTCCTTAAAACTCCATTTTGGAGACAAAGTTCAAAATTTAATTTTTTTTTTAATTTGGATAAAATAATTGTTTACAAACTTAATTTAATGGTTTATATTATATTTAACAAACAAACAAACAAAGGAGAATAACATGATTGAAATACTTGACATATCTGAAATTGAAGAAGGTTATATAATGGTTTGGTTTTATGATGAAATTTATGATTTAATTGGAAAAGTTCAAAAAATATAAGGAAATTTAAAATGACAATTAATTCAATTAAATATGGTTTTCTTTATGGAACATTAATTAACATTATAATAATTTCTTTAATGTTTTAAAAAAACCATTTACAAATCAAATTTTATATGTTATGTTAAACTTAACAACAACCTAAACAAGGAGACAAATTATGACAACCATGACTAAAGAAGAAATGGCAAAAAGAATTGCAGAACTTGAAAAAGCTAATGCTGAACTGAAAGAAAGATCTGGCCAGAGCGTAAAGAATAGGATCATTGAACTGATTTATCAAGGTATGAATACTATTGAAGACTTGAGTGAAGCTTGTCAAATCACTTCAAAGAATGTTTCTTCAAATCTGACTCGAATTCGTCAAGAGTTTGAAACTGATGGGAAAACAATTGTTTCACTGAGAAGAAATGATAAAACCATGTTGGCTGTGGTTGAACTGAGTCAACTTGGTTGGTAACCTCCAAGCTCCCTCCAAACTCCTCCCTCAAGGGTTGAACTGAAAAGTTCAACCCTTTCTTTTTTTTTTTTTAAAAATCAAAACTCCAGCCTTACTGAACTGAACCATTTTACTGAACCATTTTACTGAACTGAACCATTTTACTGAACTGAACCATTTTACTGAACTGAACCATTTTACTGAACTGAACCATTTTACTGAACTAAATAAAAAGTAATAAAAGCTTTTGTTACACTTGGAATTTAGGACTAATTGATATAAGTACTTGTTTTTATTAAAAATTCTTCTTTATATAAAGTATTATTTTTGGACCAAAAGAGAAAAAAGCTTTTCGCTACACCTGGAGTTAAAAGGTGTAGCGACGTAAGTACTTGCTTTTATTAGATAACTTTTTTGGACCGGAAAAAGAATGCAAAATTTGCAACACTCGGTATCCGGCCAGTGTGTGTGCAGCGCAAGGCGTAAGTACTTGTTTTCATTAAATAATTCTTTACTTATACTCTATTACTCCATATTTATATAGTTTAACTATATTTCCTTAGACCTAATGTTATTCATATGTAAAAGGTTTTTTGAAAAAAGGCTAATTTGGAGTAACGGTGTAATTCGCAATTATTTATAACGATTTCAGTAACTTAGAGCTACACCCTACCCCATTTTCAAAAAACCTCGGTGTAATTTCTCCTAAGTTACTGATTTTATTAAGTAAACATTGTTTTTTAAATTATATGAAGTTATGCAAAATTATATACTTCTCTCATTTTTCTTAATTATTTCAGTAACTTATATGGAGTAAAAAAGGTGTAGGCTTGGTGTAGCTCTAAACCTTTGATTTTATTATAAATATTTCAGTTGAAAATTATTCCATTATAAACCCTTGATTTTATTATAAATAATAAATTAACATTTTTATTTACATTTTCATTTTTTCACGTTATATTAATAAGGTATAATCAATTAGCCAATTAATCAAACATAATTTCAAAGGACCAAGACTTATGCCCAAACAGTTAGTCGACCAGACATCTTACCAAATTATTAAAAAATGCTGGCAATTTAAGGTCCCACCTAAAATTGTAGCAGAAGCTCTTGATCTTAAATATTCACTTGTTACTCTATATTATCGAAGTTTTAAATCTACAACCACCACTGGCCAGTTCTCTTCAAAGTATATTGTTAATACTATTCAATCTTTAATTAAATAGGTTACCTATGACTGATTTAGCTAATTCAACTTTTACATATGTTCCACCAACTCAATTACAAGATTTACCTATTTGGTCTTTAGTTATACAAAGATCACGTGAAGAGAAAGTCAGCGAGTTTAATTTTTCCAAGAAGTCTGCTTTTGCCCTTAATACCTGGGATAAAGCGATGCAACGGTTTAATAAAGCAATCAAAACAAACAAGTACGCTCCAGTTGTGGGGATTGTTAGTGACCAGATTCTTACGATTGATATTGACCATCATAAGGAATTGCCTGAGCCATTTGTAGACCTCCTAGCAGACCATCCTACTCACCACCATTTAAGTAAATCAGGTAATGGCTGGAAAATATACTATTTTATTGATAAGCCCACACCTAAGAAAATGATGAAACATCAATATGGTGAAGTCTTCTGCGGGATGTTTGTAACTACTACTGACCCTGACCTTACTGACTTTTCAGATGAGTATGTCGCTTCTATCACGTTAGAGCAGTTAACTACATTTATACCTGAACTTGGCAAAGCGCTCCAGCCTAGAGCAATTCAAGTTAAACAAGGCTCCAATCCCAATTTAGAGTATATTGATTTAGATAAGATGCTGGCTGAAGTTCAACGTATGTTGGCAATAGTCCCTGTTGATATTGACAACTTGCTTGAGATTGCCTATGAGACTCGGATGAAGGATTTTGAGTTAAACTCATATACTCACTGGCTGTTAGTATCACATGCTTTAGCTGATCTTGCTCTCCAACTGGCCAGTGAGTATCCTACAGTTATTGAACGGCTCCAATTAATGTTCCACGAGTGGTCTGCTAAAGGCTCTACTTATAAGAACGAAACTGACTGTAATGAACGGTTCGAGCGCTCTATCAAAGAAACTCAAACTACTTCTGAGCCTATTGTATCATTCAATTCTTTACGTAAAATCTTTTGGTCTTACCGTATACCCATTTCTGACTTTCCAGTTGTTAAGGTAGACAAACAAGGTATAAAGACTATTGATGCAACAGACCCAGAGAATTATGAGTTTCTTATCGAGTTTCTTAATATAGCACTTTATCAAGAGATATCTCGAGGCTATCATTATATTAAAGGGCCCGCTTCCTTAATTAAAACATATTTTCAAAATGACCAATTCTATTATTTAACTTCAGGTATAAAAGATATATCAATTCCATTTGCAGCTAAACCTAAATCAGATGATGACCTTATCTACCGCCTTATAAAACTATGCCGTCATTATGGAATTAAGAATGCTGGGCGGACTCATCCTATATTTGCGGGCCTTAATAAAATAGGTACAAAACAAATTGATATATTATATGAATGGATGACCTCTAAGCCATGGGATCAGAAAAAGCGAGTTGAGGCTCTGATTAAGGAATCTATAACCCTAGATTATACTACTATTCCTACTGATGTACCAAGGGACTTTTGTTATAAGTTGATTCTGAAGCATTTAACTCATATGGCTGGACTTCGGGCTAAGGCATATAGGACAATTAATAATCAGTTGACAGTGAATGACAGGTTTAGAAAACCACAAGGTATATTAATTTTGGCTGGGTATCAGAATACTCGTAAATCTACCTGGATAGAATGCTTGCTTCCTACTCAAGCTGGATTTGTGTCTAATATCACACCTTCAAGTGTAAAGGATACATTAGAAATTCAGCGAGCTGTTACTGGGACTTTTATTCTTAATATTGATGAAGTAGATGCAGTATTAGACAACCTTAATTTATCTGACTTTAAGAATGTTATTACACAGGATAAGGATTCATTTAGGACAATGTACTCACAGACTTTTGATGACCATCCTAGAGCAGCAGGTATGTTCGGTACTACAAATAAAACTCTGCTCAAATTAGATCGTACTGGGAATAGACGGTTTTGGGTAATACCAATTGATACTTGTGATGCACAACCATTTATTAAATGTGACTACCAGCAAGTGTGGGCGGAATTGCTCCACTATGCAGAAAAAATGCCTATTGAAGAGTGGAGCATTTCTGGCCAGGAAAAACGTTTTATTAATGAGATTGACAATCAATTTATGAAACAGACAATCAGTGCTAAGTCTTTAGAGATGGCTTTTACAGATAAGCATGGTGACAGTATTTTATTTAGCCATGATGAGTTTGACTTTGATAAATTGTTTAATAACTTTCCACAGAAACTGCAACGTATGTTTATAAATGATGATTTGTTCTTTCCAGTACATGGAAATAAATGTTTTATTCATTTGCAGAATCTTTGTATTATGAATGAGAACGTTGACTTTAAACTTGGGTCTTTTAACCATGAGATTGCAGGGTTTCTGGATAATTTATTAGGCTTCCAAAACGAGACTAGAACTTATGAAAAGATTATATATAAACAAGGTGTAGTAAGCTATAATACTGGTAAGCCAAAGCCTTCTTTATACCATTTCCTTCCGTATAAAGCTAAGTTAATGAAGTATATTGACAAAGAGTTAATACCAGAAACATGCCTTAAACCTGTTGAAGAAAAAGATTAAAATAATTATTTACAAATAGAAAATTACATGTTATATTTAATCCATGATTAATAAATATTAATTTTCTATTTGGAGGGACTATGGAAAGAGAATGTTCATGCTGCAATGGTAAAGGTTATACAGAAGAAACCTGCCCTGATTGTGAAGGCTCTGGTTTCTATGATTATCTTTGTACCTTTTGCAATGGCTCTGGTGAGGGTATGTATGATGGCTCAATGTGTAAAGCATGTAAGGGCCAAGGTGAAGTTACTGATATTTGTATAGGTTGCCATGGTTCTAGTAAAGTTGAAAATGAATGTATAAACTGTGAAGGTTATGGTACTGAGGAGGTTTACAATGCACACAATAATTTATAGGTCAAAAGTTAAACAGTTTGAATACAATACTATTGATAACCCGAATTCTTTGGCACATACTCTTAAACGCGGTGGCTATGAAATTATAGCCATACATTATTGGGTGATACTATGAGACTATGGCACACAGATATAATTCCATTACTACCACGTCAACAGCTTCTTGGCCAGCATCGAGAGTGCTGTGCTCTTCGTGGAAAAGGTTGGGGTAAAAAACACTCAACTGTTGATTATGTTTTTAGCCACCCTTATGCAATTCTTTTTTCTTATCATCTTAGGGTGATGGGTGAAATGAATTTACGTGGTTATAAAATTGACCCTGTATGGTTTAGTATTAATTATCGTGGAAAAGTTTTAGGTGAAGATCGATCTGATTTTACACTTGTTCCAGCAGAGCTTTATACATATCCTGAGCATGATGATAAATATCTTAATGAATGTTTACAGAATCTTAAACAAAAAGGAGCTATATAATGAAACTTGAAAATGGTTGGTACGTAGATGAAAATAATAACAAATGGAGTAGTCGACTTTATACAAAAGAGCAGGCCGAAAAAAGTAGTAAAAGTTTAAAAAATTGCTCCGATTGCTCCGGTTGCTCCAATTGCTCCGGTTGCTCCAATTGCTCCGATTGCTCCGGTTGCTCCAATTGCTCCGATTGCTCCGGTTGCTCCGATTGCTCCGGTTGCCCCAATTGCTCCGATTGCTCCAATTGCTCCGGTTGCTCCTGGTGCTCCGGTTGCTCCGGTTGCTCCGATTGCTCCGATTGCTCCAATTGCTCCGGTTGCTCCGGTTGCTCCTGGTGCTCCGATTGCTCCGGTTGCTCCCGTTGCTCCGGTTGCTCCCGTTGCTCCAGTTGCTCCGGTTGCTCCGATTGCTCCGGTTGCTCCGGTTGCTCCGATTGCTTCAATTTTAAAAAGAACCCCAATAGATATGCTCAAAAAGGACTTGGTTTAAATTGGAAAAATACATGTATTTACTGGGATAAAGATCAAACCAATATACAAGTTGTATGTGGGTGTTTTCAAGGATCAATTAAACAGTTCAGAAATGCCATAGTTAATAAATATTCAGAAAATCATGAATATATTAAGTTTGCAAATATTGCAGAAGCTATTATGAAACTTGAAAAGGAGGCTATAAATGGGTAAATCTGCTAGAGTAATACCATTCAATGCTACTAAAAACCAAGAAATGTCTATTGATTTTCTTGAAATTGATCATATCCGTGAAACTGTTAAGAATATCGGTAAAGACTTTTACAACTTTAGGCCTAACAAATACTCAAAACAATTTTATGCCAGATCCACTTTCTATATTGGAAGAGGAGTCACAGTATTAAGATTTCGAGACTTTTCATTAGCCCCAGGACCTGATAAATGTAAAATGAATGGTATTACTCGTAGACTTGCAGAAATCTATCCTGAGTATAAATTTTATTATACTATTGATTCTATTACTTGTTATTTGAGAGGAGCAAATGAAAAGAACAGATAAAGAAAAAGAGTCATTACTTGCAGAGTTTATTGGTGCAGTCATTTGGTGTATTATTGCTTTAGTGTTTACAGTCTTCGTAGTTATGAAAGATGACATTAGAGTTTATTGGTCTACAAGTAAAAATGAATGTGTAAAAATACTTGTAAATGGTAAAGAAAGCTCTTGTACAGAGCTTAGTAATTATCCTAAACATGAAAAGGTGTGGATAAAATGAATAAAGAGCTTAAACAAGTTTTAAAAAACAATAAGCAAAAAGTTAATAATTGGTATCTTATCCAAGAGGTGAAAAGAAAAACAGCGCAATATTGTAGAGAGCACAATTTAAAATGCTCTGGGACAGGACAAGCTACATTTACTTACTGGCCAGATAAGACGGAAACAAGACCGTTAAACTATATTATCTGGCAGTTAGTAGAAGATTTTGATGAGCTTCTTAATTTAACAAATATTGACGTCCATCATTATCCTGATGTACAATCTATGGATATTTTAGCAAAATACCTTAGCCTTTTGGTTAGAATAGAAGTTTATTATTCTACTTTGCAGACTTGTGAGTTAGAATATTATAAAGAAGAAGTAACTAAAACAAAGTTGGTTTGTAAATGAATTATAAGAAATTCGAATATCATACAGCTTATATGGAAGAAAAGCGAGAGTTACTTCAAAAGTATAATACTCAAAATGGAACTTTATACCATTTCTATTATGAATGTATCCATAAAGAGTATATAGGAGGTACTACATCAACTGAGTTAGCAAATTTCTTTGATATATCAATTACAGGTATAAGAAAGCAATTACAACGAATGGGAGTACCTTTAGAGTCTCATGGTGGTTGTAAGAAACCTAAACTTACAATAACACAAATTCGTGAAATAAGAGCAAGTAAAGAGCCAAGATGTATCTTAGCTAAACGATATAACTATGACCCAGTAGGCATATCAGAAATTAAACGAGGTAAACGATGGAAGAATATAAAGTAACTTGTAAATGTGGTAAACCTGTTCGTAGGAAAGTACTAAAAAATAAACCAAGTGTAAAAGTTAAATCTGAAAACTTTTACACTTGGTATTTTGTATCGGTATCACATCCTGATGGTTTATGTGATACTTGTGACTACTATAAAAGAAACCCAAGAAAGGAGAATTAATGGCAAAGCATGCAAAGTATAGCGCATCAAAAATCAATAGATTAATACGATGCCCAGGTAGTGAAGACTTTATTCAGTACCTTATTCAAAAGAGTAAAATACCTGCTGATGAAACCACAACAGAAGCAGATGAAGGCACAATGCTCCACAAAGAAATGGAAAACTATATTCAAGGAGAGCCCATCACTGACCAGTTGGATGCTGAACAGAAAGGGTGTATTGAAGACTGCTATGCCTGGCTTCTTGAACTTCAGGATAAACATAATATAACCTGGGTTCAAACTGAGCGTCAAGTTGACCTTAAAGGCTATGGTATTGAAGACTCAGGTGGAACTGCAGATGTTATTGGAGGGAGTGGGAAAAGGACTATACATATTGTTGACTGGAAGTTTGGTAAAGGCGTTCCTGTTTATGTAAATAAGAATGAACAACTTATGACTTACCTTCTTGGTGCGGCAGAAAATATTGAAGCTTTGCAAAAATATAAAGAGCTCTGGATTCATCTTGCTCAGCCTCGATTTGATTATTATTCTTCATATCAATGCCCAACTGAAGAACTTATTGGATTGCTTAATGCAATCAAGAATGCTATCAAAAGCTATGATATCATTGCAGGTGAAATTCAATGCTTTTGGTGCCGTGGTAAAACAAGATGTGCTGAGTATGAAGAGTATATTCGTAATCATGCTGCTGTAGTTTTTAAGACAAATGATATAATGAAAAAGAATGAAATTTCATTCAAACAAATGTCAAAAGCTTTGGCAATGGAGCCTTTGTTTAAAAAGTTTTTTAAGGCTATAAAAGATGAATTTCAAAGGCTTAACTCTGATCAATTGGCTGAGCTTAATTTAAAAAGAGTTGCTGGAAGAAGCACAAGATCTTATATCTCTGAAGAACAAGTAGTTAATTATTTGTGTGAAAACTATGGTGATATTGAAGATATTTATGAAACACCTTCTTTAAAATCGCCAGCTCAAATGGAAAAAGCAGTCAAAGGTCTTAAGAAAGACCCAGAGTTCCAAAAGCTTATAATTAAACCTTTAGGTAAGCCTACTATTGTAAGTGCTGATGATCCTAGACCAGATTATACAGATGGTATTTCTGCAAGTTCGGTATTCTCTCATTTAGTAGATAGAGATTAGGAGGTAAACTACATAATAAAAAAAAAGAAAAAAAGGTTTACAAATTAGATTTTTTATTATAAGATAAATTTAACTTTAACATTAAGTATAGGAGACTTAAAATGGCTCGTAAAAAGAAAACCGAAAACATTGAAGAGGAGAACACCATGATTGAAGATGCTATGACTGAAGAAGAAAATGCCATGACTGAAGGAGCCAGTGCACCCGAAAAAACCAAACGTGATATCATTATTGAAACCATCCAGGCTGGTGGTGCAACAATGGAAACTCTGACTGAAGCTGCTGATTGCAAATATGCTTCTGTTATGAGTATCTTCTCAATGCTGCGTTTGATGGGGTACTGCCCGGTTAAAGATGTCCCGGTTACCGAAACCGACGAAGAGGGTAACGAAGTTACTGTTATGACTTATCGCCTGGTTTCTCCTGAAGAATGGGAAGCAATCAAAGCCGAGAAAGCTTCCAAGGTAAAAGCAAAACGGGCTCCCAAGAAAAGTCCAGAAGAGCAGCTCGAAGCCTTGAAAAAACGTATCGAAAAGCTGACTACCACCAATGAGTCTGCTCAAGGTAAAGCTCTGGACTATCCGAGTAATGAGATTCTTCAGCTCCGTGCCCAGAAAGCATCCATTGAGCTACGGATCACTGAACTCGAACGGGATAACCTGGAAGAAAAGATTAACAGTTAATTTAGCAATTAAAGCGGTAAGCGTATTACCGCTTTAATTTTAATCTTATCACACAATACACGTTTAAAGGAGACTCTATGTTTAACACTATCGGAGTTCAGTTTATTGGACAAAATGAACATAATCACAAGGAGTATGCTTATCTTACTGATATTCCTGAAATTGCTGTAGGTGACATTGTTGTTGTTGACTCTACTTATGGGTACAAAACTGCAAAAGTTACAACCCTTTTCTGTGAAGAGAGTAAGGCAGTAAAATGGGTTGTATGCAAAATTGATATTAAAACCTTTGAGGATAAGCTTGATGAGCTCAAACGAAAGCAATTTATTCTCAAACAAATGAAACAACGGCTTGAACGCGTTAATATTTTGCAGCAATTTGAACTCGCTGCAAAAAGTGACCCCACAATGAAAGACTTGCTTGAAGCTTTTAATTCTAAACCTTCAAAGGAGCTTGCTGAATAATGGATAAGTCAATTCATGAAACAATTAAGAGCCGTGAGAGCACTCATGGCTCCTGGGAAGAAGGGGCTGCAATTGCACAGCAATTAAAAAGAACTTTATATAAACAAGCTGATTCAAGACCTGATTATATTAATGAAGCTCTTGATCGTATTTGTATGAAGCTTTCAAGAATTGCTATAGGTGACCCAATGGAAGCTGATCATTGGCACGATATTGCAGGCTATGCAACGCTAACAGAACAAGCAATCAATAAGAGGCCTTATGCAAATACAAACATATGACAACATCAGTATTAAAGTACTCCAGCAATCAAACTCATCACGAGCAATGCAGACTGCCTGTGATGTGACACAGAAAAAGCTGAACCTGAATGCTATTGGAAGCAAACAACTTGGCCCAGGATTAGCTAAATATCTTATCAAAGCAGAGCATACCTCAATCTTTGAACACGCGTCTATTACATTCCTGGCCAGTGGCATTTCAAGGTCTCTTCTTGCCCAGGTGACACGTCAACGGCATTTCAGTTTTACCTCAGCTTCACAGCATTATCAAGATTACCGTGAATATCCTATGGTTGTAAGACCTGGCTGGGATAAAAATGAAAAGATTGGTGCTGTGTACCAGCAAACTCTTGATGATGCACTTCAACGGTATATTGATCTTATTGCTCTTGGTGAAAAGCCTGAAGAAGCACGACAAGTTCTTCCTAATGCTTGCGCAGTAAATCTTGTTATCACTGCGAATCCTCGTGCTTTGTCAGAGTTTCTTAGAGTTCGACTCTGTCGTCGTAATACTCTTGAAATGCAAATTTTTGCAGGTAAACTTTGGTTCGTATGTATGGACTGGCTTCCTGAGATCTTTAGCAATATTGAGAAGCCTTGTAAAATGAATGGAAGTGGGCACAGCCCAATTTGTAATCAAGGGAAAATGTCATGCAAAATCTCGTAGATAAGATTTTTCAACTACAAAGTAAAATGGGTTATATTAAAAAGATAAATCAGTCTGTTGAAGAACGAATGGACTATTATCGAGATATAACCCTTTCCCTTGTCAAAGAAGCTATGGAAGCTCTTGATGAGACTCCATGGAGACCATGGATAAACATTTTTGAGCAACAATTAGATCGTAATAAGGCAGCTTTTGAAGTATGCGATGTGATTGTTTTCGCCATTGTGCTTTTTATCATACTTGAACCTTCCATTAGCCTTGAGGAAGCAATGGATAAAACTTTGGCCAAGATAGAAAATAGGATAAATAATGAAGGCTACGGCCGAAAGGAAAGAAAGCAATGATTCTTGAAAATGTACGTGTATCTTTTGTTCATGTTGTAGAACCAGCAGAAAATCTCAGTGGAGACCTGAAATATTCATGCCAGGTCCATATTGAGAAAGATGATAAAGAAAACCTGAAAAGGGCTCAGGATGGCATAGATAAAGCCATCAAAAAAGGCATGGAATCTATGTGGGGCGGTAAGAAGCCTAAGTTCCGCTACGAGCCTCTTCGTGATGGTGATGCTGAGTTTGAAAGTGGTGATCTCACAGACAAGTGTTATCAGGGTATTTATTTTTTCAATGCCTCAATGGACCCCAAATACGGTAAGCCCGGAGTCGTAGATGAAAATCTCCGTCCTGTTATGGATGCAGACAAAATTTATTCTGGTTGCTATGTTAACATCGAGGTCAAACCGTACCCCTATGACAATAGCGGAAACAAAGGTATCGGTTGGGGCCTGTCCAATATCATGTTTGTGGAAGACGGTGATCGCCTTGATGGTCGACAGTCTGCTCAGGATGCTTTTGCAAGTCTTGCACCTGAAAAGAATGAAGATGAAACTGACGCCTTTTAAGGTCTCCAAAATGGAGATTTAAAGAGATTTAATTTTAAGAGTAGGCCTATATTAAGGCCTACTCTTATTATCTTCTTAAAACTTAAATTTGGAGACAATAGTATGGATCTTTTACTTGATATTGAGACTTATTGTGATTTAGATCTCCCAACTGTTGGAGTTACAAAATATACTCAGCACCCTTCATTCAAAATTCTTTCTTTGGCTTTCAAAGCGTTTGACCCCGTAACAATGGAAAACGCTCCTACTCAACTTTGGACCTTTCAGAATCCTGTAGAGCTTAATCTTTGTAACTATGATTATATCTGGGCTCTTAATGCCACTTTTGATTTTCTTGGTGTAACAGCCCCAAGTACAGTCAACACTAGCCAGATTATAATTCCTGGTACAATTAATCGCTGGAAGGATATTCAAGTTGTACTATCAAAGTTTTCACTTCCACAGAATCTTGAAGGCGCTGCCCAAGTGTTAAATACACCTATTAAAAAGAATCCAGCTGGGAACCTTTATATAAAACGATGCTGTAAAAAGAACTCGATCCAACCTACTCAAGAAGATTATAACAATCTTTTTGAATACAACAAAACAGATATTGATGCATCATTTGAAGTTCTCAAGGCTTGTCCTTCTATGAAAGTTTCAAATGATGAATGGGAGCTCTGGCGTGAGACATTTCGTATGAATCAAAGAGGCCTTCCTATTCAATATGAGGCTGTTGAAAGTATTAAAGTCCGCTGTGACGAGTATAAAGAAGTTATCTGTGATATGCTTCCTGACTTAACTGGAGGCCTTATTACTAAGCCAACACAGACTAAGCGAATTAAAGATTACCTTATTTCAAGAGGAGTTAAAGTAAAAGATATAACAGCAGATACTCTTGAAAAGCTTATTGATGATGACGATTACAAGCAGTTCCTTCCTACTGACTGTCGTACTCTTATTGAAGCGCGCCAAGCTGCAGGAGCTTCCTCTGTTGCAAAGTTTGATAAGCTTTTAGACATGAGAGTTGGTAATAAAGTTCATGACTTTCTTCGTTATGGAGCGACTAACACTCAACGGTGGGCTGGCGCAGGGTACCAAATCCATTCTTTACCAAAGGCTACAGTAGCTGATCCTGAAGAACTTCTTCAAAGGTTCCTTAACTTTGAAGAAATTGAGAATCCAATACATGCAGCTCGAGCTTTGTGCCGCTCTGTAATTCAGGCACCCACTGGCCAGATGTTATACCAAGCTGATTATTCAAGTATTGAGTACCTTTTACTTATCTGGATTACAGATATGTATGAAATGCTGCAGCGTTTTGAAGATGATAAAAGTGCTTATATTGACATGGCTGCCTTTCTCTATAATAAAAAGTATGAAGAGATTGATAAGCATGCCATCGACAATCTTGAGTACTTTATGGGCAAACAAGTTATCCTTGGCTGTGGTTACCAAATGGGCCCTCCCAAGTTTAAAGAAACCTGTGCTCGGTTTGGTGTAAATATTTCTCAAGACCTTGCAGTTAAAGCAGTTAAAGGTTATCGTCAAAAGTACGCACCTATTGCTAAGCTATGGGATAATGTATTCAGAGCTTGTATTGCTTCTTGCTTGAACCCAGGTCATGAGTTTAATGTAAACAAGTGCACATTTATAAGCCTCAAAGATAAACAAGGTACAAGTTGGCTTATAATTACTTTACCCTCAGGAACAAAACTTTTTTACCACTCTCCTGAAGTAACTGAAGGAAAGTATGGTCATGAGTTAAAGCATATGGGCCTACACAATTATAAATGGACTCATAGATTTCTTTCACCTGGCCGTATTACAGAAAATATAATTCAAAAACTTGCCCGAGATCTTATGGGTTATAGTATTCTTACAGTAAGTAGGAGTAAAGATTTTATACCTCTTATGACTGTTCATGATGAACTTGTTTCTATCAGCTCTGAAGACTTTCCAAAAGAAAGACTTGAACGGTATATTAAACTTGTAGAAGAAAAACCTAAGTGGGCAGAAACTATTCCGCTTAAAGCAGGAGGCTATTATGGTAGACGGTACAAAAAAGATTAACTTTTCTAATGACTCTTCATCTTGGAAAGTATTTATTGAATGGCTTAGAAATGAAGAAGATGAAGATATTATTAGAGAGTATATTCTTTGGGAAATCCAACATTCCAATCGTGCACAGTATATTGATAGAGCTCGTACACGGTATAATAAGTTGCGAGCTATACGTGAGCTTAAGGAACTTGAAAAGCTTTCAGGTCAAACAATAAACGTGAGCTATCAATAATGTTTGAATTAAACCCATATAAACAAAAAGAGAAGAAAGAAATTGGTAAAGCTGGTGTTGAAGCAGAATTTGTTAAAGCCGTACGCTTATCTGGTGGGAAAGCTTTCAAGTTTGTCTCTGAAATGAATCGTGGAGTTTCAGATAGAATTGTAGTTTATCCTGGCCAGATGTGGTTTGTAGAAGTTAAACGAAAATCAGGAAAACTTTCGCCTTTACAAATTGAGTTTCAAAAGTTTATTACAAGTCTTGGATTAAACCATTTTGTAGTTTATGGTTTAGAAGGAATTAAACAATTTATACAAAAGGTAAAAGAAAATGATAAAAGCGGAAAAGTTAGAAACTTTTAAATGGTCTAAGTTTAGACCTGGGTATGTTTCGGTAAAACGTAATGGTATTCATGCCATATATGATCCGTTTCTTAATATGTTTTATTCAAGAACTCCACGAGAAATTGTAGGTCTTGATCATATCAAGAAAGTAATTGAAGATATTCCTTTTCCAGTTGTTGGTGAAGTAACCATACCAGGAGAAGACTTTGAAACTGCATCAGGTGCTATTAGAAGTGGTAATAGTACACCTACTGCAGTTTTTTCTATTTTCAATTGTGTCTATCCCGAGTTAAAGTTCTCAGATCGGTATGGGCTACTTATAAGTTTTAAAAACGCCGGGTTCTTTAACAGTAAATTTGTAAAACTTGAATCTATGATTTATACAAGTTCTCCGCGAGAAGTAGATGCCTTTTATAAAGAAGCACTTCGAAAAGGTGAAGAAGGTATATGTTGGATCTCTCCAAATCATATTTACCAACCTGGAAAACGTACTTGGGACTGGATGAAACTTGTACCTCTTAAGTCTATTGAAGCGATAGTTATTGACATTCTTCCTGGGACAAAAGGAAAAAAGTATGAACATTCAATGGGTAGAATGTCATGTAAAGCTACCATTGGTGGGAAGGATACCTATTTTGATGTAGGTATCTTTAAAGGTCAGACAGATGAGTGGCGGCAAAAAGTTTATGACAATAAGTTGAATTTTCTTGGTGAACAGATTGTCATTGAGTTTAAGGCTTATAGTAAATATGGTAAGCCTATTCAGCCTCGATTTAAAGCTTTCAGATGGGATCTATAAAGGAGCTATATGATAAATGTATGCCCTAAATGTGATATAGTCATCTATGAAGAAACTGAGTACTGTCCAAATTGTCAGTGTGGTCAGTGTGGTAAGTTTATTCTTAATGATGACTATGGAATCTGTGAAGACTGTGGTCTTCCAGTTTGTGAAGACTGTCAACAATCTTGCCAAGGCCCACCCAATCCAATGGTAGATTATTCAATACATAGTGAATGCTATGAAAACCTAATATGGCAATGTTATGAAAGCTAAACAACTTCGTCCATACCAAGAAAAAGCAATAGAATACTGGCTTAAGAACAAGAAAGTATACTTTGCCATTGATATGGGTTTAGGGAAAACTGCTATAGTATTACATACAATAAACCAGTTAAATTTACCTACTTTAATTATAGCGCCTTTAACTGTAATGGAGAACACCTGGCCAGATGAAATTTATGACTGGGATCTTCAGGCAGAGTTAAGTTTTCAGGCTCTACACGGGAATAATAAAAAGTTAGACTTTTCTAAGCAAGTGCATATTATAAATTACGATGGGCTTCCTTGGCTTTATAAAAAATTATATGACCTTCATAGAGCCAAGAAGCCTATTCCATATAAAGTACTTGTCTTAGATGAGTCTACTTTTGTTAAATCCAATACTTCAAATAGATTTGGCCTTTTATGTGCAATGCGAGATTTATTCAAATACATTGCACTATTAAGTGGTACCCCATCGCCTAATTCACTTTTAGACCTTTGGTCACAATATTATATTATAGATAAAGGAGAGTCCCTCGGTGACAATTTCAATTCCTTCAGAGATAAGTACTTCACAAAAGATCCATATCGTAAATACGATTGGAATGCACGCTTTGGAACAGAGACAGCAATTCATAAAGCTATTTCTGGTAAAACATTTAGGCTGTCATCCGAAGACCACATTCAGCTTCCTGAACGAGTCATCAATACAATTAGGCTGGATCTTCAACCTAAAGAGAGAGCACAGTATAAATCCTTTAAAAAAGATTTCATACTGCTTTTGGAAAATGCCTCGGTTAGCAGTCTCAATACGGCGTCTCTTAGCTCCAAGCTTCGACAGTTTGTTCAAGGATCCATCTATGAAAATCATGATGACGGTACACGAACGACACACTTCATTCATGATACTAAAGTCCGTGCCCTCAAAGATCTACTTGAGAGTCTTTACGGACGAAATGTTCTGTGCCTTATTCAATTCAAATTTGAAATCGACTTACTACAAAAGGCATTTCCAGGCACCCCATTCATAACTGGGGCGACAAAGGCCTCAGATAGAAATAGATACCTTAAACAATGGAATAATAAAGAGCTACCATTATTAATTGCGCACCCACGGTCGGTAGGTCGTGGGCTAAATATGCAGAAAGGAGGAAGTGTAATAGTATGGTTCGCCCTTCCATGGAGTCTAGATGATTATCTTCAAACAAATAAAAGACTACATAGACCTGGCCAGATGGACCATGTACTCATTCAGCATTTAATTATAAAGAATACTATTGATGAAACAGTATACCAAGCTTTAAATGCAAAGGATATGACTCAAAGAAGACTTTTAGAATACTTAAGAAAGAGAACAATGGAGGACTTGGATGGCAAGTAAATGGGATAAACGATTTATGGACCAAGCTAAGCTTGTTTCTACTTGGAGTAAGGATCCTAAACATAAAGTTGGCGCTGTTATAGTTGATTCTTTTAACAGACAGATAAGTATAGGCTATAATGGTCCACCAAGAAATGTAAAAGACGAAGGTCTATCACAGAATGAGAAAACCTTAAGGTCATTACATGCTGAGTTAAATACGATACTTAATAGTAATGTAAATTTAGCCGGAATGATAATGTACGTTTATCCATTTTGCCCTTGTGCTCAATGTGCAGCTGCAATCATTCAAAAACAAATAGCAGAAGTTGTCTATGCAGAAGAGAGTAACTTAAGAACTTGGATAGAATCTCAGACAGAGGCTAAATTGATGCTTAAAGAAGCTGGGGTTAAAGTGAGACAGCTTACTTTATATGCTTCTTCATTCTGGGATGATAAATAATTATAATGGGGTCTCCAAAATGGACTTCTAAGGCACTTTTAAAATTAGTTAATAGTAAACTATAGGTTTTAAATTAAAGTATCTTAGAAGTCCATTTTGGAGACTATTTGTGATAAATAAATCAAGTACTTAATTGAATATGAGGATAGTCACGAAAGCTTTTCCAATGCCCACCCCATTCAATCTTTTTATTTAACTGTTGAGCTGCTTCCATAAAAGCTGCAGCTACAATAGTCAAATGCTGTAAATCCCATGAAGCCTTACCATTAACATAAGCATAAAAGTCTAACGCCTTACCATCCTGGTGTTTGCTTCTTTTTATCACACCATCACACTGGCTTTTCTTATTTTCAAATAGGACTCTTTGTGTCTTTACCGAACGGTATCCACCATCAGTAGGTATACCAAAATCAATATATGATATCGATAAAGCAAGCTGGGCAACTGTTATTAAATCTGGGTTTACACCAATCATATTATTCTTTGAAGCTTGTGAAAATTTAAAGCTCATTTCGTTATCCCTCCAAACTTTTCAATAGTTCGTAAGGTCCCAGCACCAAGCATAAGCAGTACAAGCTCAAACAAGCCTGATAACTCCGTTATGGGATATGGTACAAACTGGCCAGAAGTTACACAGAATTTTACCCAAAGAATAGTAGCCATAGTAAACTGAGGGATGTAATAAAGAGCAAGAGTGACATCCAAGATCCAACCGAGACAAGGCCTCCACCCCGATTTAAAAAGACTTGTACTCTGTGCCTCAATTTTATTGATTGCTGTCTGCCATTCCATAGGATTTTGTTCCAGTTTTTGCAGAACAGCAAGCGCTTGCAGTTTTTCTTCGCTGTTTGTAAATATTTTGTCAACTGCATCGCCAAACGCTTCAATAGGTTTTGCGACGGCATTTCCATCTCCTAAAAGAAAGGTTCCTAACTTAGCAATAATACTCATGGCGTTTTAATCCACTCTCCGATTTTAATAAGTATCCCCACCCAAAGTGCTAACATGAGTGCCCCTGTCAATACAGTAACTGCTGTCATAAAACCTTTGTCAGCAGCTCTGCGCATTCTTTTTCCAAACCGTAAGTCCTCTCTGAACTCTTCTAAGGCATTAGGATCATCAACATCAACCCCAAGTATAGCAAAAGTTTTCTTAACTGCCTTTTCTGCTGCTTGCTCAGCATACTCTTTTGCCATTTGAGAGCACTCATTTTTAGATTCACATTCAGTCATATAAATCCTTTATTATGCGACTCGATAAGTAATATAGTCTCCAACACTATTTTTTCTTGTAATAAATTGAGCTTGTGAACCTGCATCTACAATCATATTACCAACAACTGTGTGGTTTGTATTAGCAGTAACTACTACAGAGTTAATCCCTGATCCGAGATTTATAATGTACCAAGTAAAACTTGTATCACTTGCCATGGGTAATGCTGCTGTAATATCTGTATTTATTGGTAATGTATAGACTTGGGGTGCCCCAGCAGAATGTGACGCGATTATTATCCTTGTTAGCAATTCTGTTGCCGTAAGTGTAACTGTTGTAGTTTTTGCAGCAGGTGAACCTTGTTCTTCAAGATTTGTCCCATACATTAGGGCTGAAACATTATTTCCTTCCCCAATAGTAATAGTATTGTCACCCATTCCACTAGCATTAGAACCAATAACTATCTGTCTTAACGCAGTAGCTTGTGAACCTTGAGAACGAAATCCCAAAAACACACAATGCTTTGCATTTGTCATTGCATTAAGCCCTGTATAATAACGACCAGCTTGGCTACCAACAGCTACAGTATAGGGACTGTCATCAGTTATATTTTCCAATGTGTTCGATCCGATACCAACTGAATCAAATGTCCCAGATAAAGCAGAAAACATTGAACGTGTACCTACAGCAAAAATATTACTTCCATCCGGTATATTATATAAAGCATTTGTTCCTAAAACAAAACAATTGTCCCCAGCTTCTTTGTTATATGAAGCCTGAAAACCTAAAGTAATATTTCCATCACAATCATTCGTAGGCTGGTCTGTGCCTCCACTTAGTGTCTTAGTCCCTGAGAAAGACATATTTGTTGATGTTAAATTCTGAAATACAATCGAGTTTCCGGAAGTTCCTATTGCATTTGCAAAAACAGTAATAGTAGAGCTGGAAAAACTAAATGCCCCTATATCAGATGTATCAGTATTAATAGCAAAAATAGCATTATCTATACATTCATTAATAGTCGCCCCTAGCATTACTTGTCCTGCTCCAGCACGTAATGTAGCCCAAGTAAAAACTTGAGTATGGACCTCAAAAGTTTCCCCAAGATTGGGAAGACCTGAGAATGTAATAAGGCCTTCTGCTCTTGCTCCAATACTTCCATGGTGCGCATTTGATCCTATAGCTATATTCCAGTTACCTACAGTATTACCACGCAAAGAATTATAACCGACCCCTGTATTATGTGTTCCTGTAACACTATTGGTACAAGAATTTATACCAATTCCAGTTTGGCGGTTTCCTGTAGTACAAAATTTTAATGCGTCAGCCCCTATAGCTATATTATCATATCCTGTCGTATTCTCTTCAAGTGCTGCAAATCCTATACCTACATTTAAGCTTCCTGTAGTATTATTGAATAAAGGCCGGTCTCCAATTGCAACATTATCATAGCCAGAAGTGTTATTGTAATGTGCTTGATAGCCTATTGCTACGTTCCCTGCCCCCCAGGAAGCATTTCCTAATGCTTCTTCACCAATAGCAGTTTCAGCTGATCCTGTAGAAATCTTTAATGCATTTATTCCCAAGGACGTTCTACGAAGCTCTTGAGAATTACCAAAACCTATGGACATTCTGAGCCAAGCTCCATTTGTCCCATCATCTCCAGACTTCGGCACATAATTAAAATAATTTGGGTCAGCAGCAACTTGGATTGAAAAATCTCCGTTATCCCACGTAAAAAACCCCTGATACCGGTCATTAGGAGAATTTCTGCCTTTAACAAAGACAAATTGATTGACATAGGTATCAGCAACTTGCAGATCAGCTAAAGTATCAATAAATCCATTAAACCTCTTAAACTGTTCTGGGTCTAAGAAAGCATCAGAAGCTATAGGATCACCGTCAAATATTTCTTGATCAGTTGCCTTACGAACAAAACCAAGATCCGTTGTTGTTACGGGTTTTATTAATGAAAAACCGACTAAAGAGTAAGCTACAACAGACTCATATTTATCTAAGATAAGAATAGAAAAATTTTCTTCACAAAATACTTTGTAAGGACTTCCATTGCGTACAATATACCCATTAATTGTACGTAGTGGTTGTAAAGCAGGAAGAGTTAAATTTTCATCCCAATACACTTGAATAGGATATGCTGATGGGTCTTTCCCAGATTCACCTATATAAATATAGCCCCCATCAAGAGGATCTCCTTTTTTATCATTGAATATAGGGTACGGTTGTCCTATTTGATAAGTTGTCATTTGTTTTATTCCTCCTGATCTGAAAGGCTTTGTTTAACTGTTGTACTTAAATAAGTAGATTTTGAAATATTAACCTTAGGCCCCTCTATCTTTTTAGATAGGATTTCATCCACGCCTTCAAACATTAATTTAACTTGCCTGTTTGGATTTTTTATCATTTTATAATATGATGTAATACCTTTTCCAGCAGCTCCTGAGGCCACTATAGCAGGGTCTGCTTTTAATATACCACGTACTGCTTGTACACCTGTATAAATATCAGAAAAGTCTGCCATTGTAGGATCAATCTTTTTCATATCTTTAAAAGCAGCTTTCCTTACATCATCTTCAATGGCTTTAAGAGCTCCATATTTTCGTTTTAAAGGGGTATACAATTCTCCTGTAGACTGATTAATAGCTGTTGCTAATTGGTCTCTTAGTTTATTAGCTATTAAAGAGTCTACATAAGCTCGGCCTTTCATAACAGGAGTAGGATTAGCATAAAAAGCATCAAGTGACTGGTTAGCATACTTTATAGCTTCCTGGGCCTCAAGCACTGAAAGCTTATTACGGTTAGCAGCAGCTATAGCACGTCCATATGACTCTTGTCCTGTAAGCTCTTTAATACGCTTTTTTGCATACTTAAGAGTCTCAGGAGACATTTTACGAATTACGTCATTTGAAAAAATAGGCTTAAGCTCTTTAACTGTTTTAGTTAAATCAATTGTAACTCCAGTGCCTTCTGCTTTCTGAGCAAGACTGTCGTATTCTCTAAAAATGCTATTTTTAACCTGATCGACAGCTTGCTGAAACTCATCAAGAGTTTCAGGTAATTTAGTTACTACCTGGTTATCTTTATCAATAAGCTGTAATTCATCTTTACGTTTTACAATTTCTTTAACAGCCTCTGCAGCATTATTATAATATTTTTTCAACTGGCCAGCAGTCATCTTGCCTTTTTGAGATGGTGAAATTCCTTTACCAATACCTTTCTTAATAACAACATCAACTTCAGGGTCTGCTTCAATAATTCTAATAGCTTGGTTATCAAGTGGCTTAGGTCTTGGAATAGGCTCTTTCCCAATGGCTCTCATTGCTGTCTCAGTTCCAGTTTCAACAGCCCTACCTATGGCTCTTTCACCAGCTTCAATAGTTTTTGCACCTGCTTTTAAGACAGGAGCAACAGTTCCTCGTGCTACAGATTTAATAGGAGCTCTTCCTGTAATCAATAAAGGTGCTGCTTCTACAGCTGTCTGAATCGCCGTTGCAGTACCGGGGTATCCAGCCTCTGCAATAGGTTCTGAGATAATTTTACCTCCTTCACTAAGTTTTCTCATAGGATAGGCAGCAGTCTCTGTTAACTGTTCTCCTCCACCTGTTTGCGGTGTATAAACTAAGGCCTTTTGTACTGCATCAATAGTCTTCTTAGAGTTTTCAACCCCAAAAGGAAGAGCAAGAAGGCCTGCTAGACCTGAGGCAGGAACACCATAGGCAGAAGTAATAGCATTAGCTACTGACTCAAGTACAGGATAAACTTTTCCTATATTCTGTAAAGTAGTAAAAGCATCCTGTCCAAAACTAGAACCCACCTCTTCAGCAGTAGCATAAGGAATTTGCCATTTACCATCATAAATATCATTGAAAAGCTGCTTACTTGCTTCTTCACTTAACTGGCCAGATTGAAATGCATCCCATACTCTTTTATCAAGAACAGGGGCCTCTTGTAAGGATTTAATCTGCTCAGCAGCTGGTACTATCTCAGGTGTTGCAGTTGCTTCTGGCCTTGGTACAATACCAGTCTCAGGAACTGGAGTAGTCTCAGGAGTAGGTACCATAGCTTCCTCATTTAATGAGGTAATACCAGTAGGGAGTATAGCTTCTCCTGACTGTAAGGCTGATTCATATTGCATTGAAGCCTCTGGAGACAGTCTACCAGCCTTATAAGCATCATAAACTTTTCTTGCTGTGATTTCATCCATTATTGAATTCCCAATTCTTTAAGGTAGAGTGGAACTTCAGGACTTTCAATAGCAGACTCAGATACCTTATTATAAATCTGTTCTTGCTTATTGAGTTTAGTAAGCTCTTCATTTGAAAGTTTATTACGTGCATCTGTCATACGCTTAATAGCTTCAGCCTTCTCTTCAGGTTTCATTAGAGCCCCGTTACGAATACGATTCCCTTCTTTAAGTGACTCGTTCAAGAACTCTTTTGTCTTTGTTGAAAGCTGAGGAGCTATTTTATCATAAAGAAGGCCTTCACCATATGCTTTATCAAGTAAAAGTGCGGTAGCAATATTTGATTGAAGATCACTCGTTTCACTTGTGACAGCTTTAAGATAAAAATCAAGTTCCCTTTCACTGTCAAGGCCACGGGCGCTCATTTGAGTAGACTGACGGATATCTTGAATAAGAATAGGTTTAATATTGTTAATAGCATTTCTTATTTGCTGCTCATCAGTACCCATAGCAGACTGAATAGCCTGAGGTATTTTTGCATTCTTTGCTCGAGCCCAAATATTACTCATTGTATTATTTTCAGCATTAACAATACCACCAAGCCTATCAAGTTTGGTATAATAGTCAACAAGCGTTGAAAGGTTTTCACCCATACGAGCTCTAGCTTTTTCACTAGACTCCATAGGTGTAATTTCGCCTTTAGCTTTTAAAAGCTTATAAGCAGTTCCAATTTCTGCATTTCTTTCACCAAGCATTTTGTTATAAGCAATAAGCTCAGCGTTCTGTGCTGTTGCAATATCTTTTGAAAGGGTGTTTGCAGCAATTTCTTCTGCTTGTGCTCGTTTAAACTCAAGAGCCGCTGCAGGGCGAATTTTTGCAATCTCTTTATTTGTTAAAGGCTTACCTGTTACTTCTTTGGCAATATCATTTGCTTCTTGAACCCGGTCAGCAACAAAAGCACCAATATTGCCTTCATAGCCAAAACCTTTACCAATGCCAAGAATCTTCTGCAAGGTATCAGAAAACTCTTTTTCATCCATTGTTGAAGCAAGGAGAAGACCTGCAGTTGTCTTTGCTGCATCAGGATTAGCATCAATAATTTTCAACATAGCTTTAGCTGAATTCTCTCCCTGCTTGTCACCTGAATTTATAGAAGCATCAAGTTGCTCTTGAAGAATTGACTTAGCAACATCAGTCTGCCCACCTTCAATTGCTGAAAAGACATTAAGTGCCTTCCTTTGAGTCTCACGTTTTTCATTTGTATTCATAACTTCAAAAGGAAGTTTAAGCTGTTCAGAAAGCGCTGGGTACTTAGTTATCATTGAAATATAATCTGAGGACTTAACATCTTTTTTAGCTGCAAGAGCACCAAGCTCCTCTTGCATTCTTAATGCCTGAGCTCGTTGGTCTTCAATCTGTTTCATTTTTGCTGTAGCCAAATCTCGGGATACATCAGCTTGCTCAATATCTTGAAGAAAACGAATACCTTGAAGCCCTTGAATCGCAGTATCCATAGGAGACTTAACACCTGACAGATAATTAGTATAATTTATAGGTTGCGGGTTTATCATAAATCCTCCTTAGAACTTTTTAGCTGCATATATACCAAGAGGAATCGATCCTGTTATACCTGATATTGCATTAGAAAATGCCTGGCCTTGAAGTAAAGCATTCTGAGCTTGTGCATTACCAACATTCATTGCTCTAGCTGCTTGAGAAGCACCCATTGATTGCATAAGATTTGAAATGTTCCCAGCAGTCGCCTGGCCAGCTGCTCCTACACCTGCAGCAGAGGCTTGCCCGATACCTGTAATGTCTCTAAGTTTACTATACTGATTTTCAATAAGCTGACTTAAGATAGAAGGGCGAAACTCAGCAAGGGCAGACTGTATATTACCGCCTCTTAGCCCACCAGTCGCTGAAGCATTTTGCAATATAGCCTCTTCACCTGATTTTGTTAATGCCTCAAACTGTGGAGATCCTTCAAGTCCTGCAATAGCTGCTCGTTGAGCCTGGTCACCACCCATCCCAGTAAGGTTGAGCATTTGAGTAAGTGAGGTCTCTCCAGCTGATACATAGGGTTGAAGTAAAGTCCGTATCTCATCAAACTGCCTACGCTGTTCTTCAATAGACATTTCTGTCGCTTCGAGCTCAGCTTCTGCAGCAATATTAGCTCCTCGAGTTTGTGCTTTTTCTGCGCTTGACCCAGCTTCTTTTTGGCCAAGATAAGCAGCAGTACCACCTATAACAGCCCCACCAACTATTGCTGTAGCTATTGCTGACATAGTTCCTCCATTATTCCTGATAAAGCTAAAGCTTGTCTATAATTTACTGTTAGCTCTTCTCCTTGACTCCCACCAAGACACCCTGAAATTGGCTTTAACGCTTTTATATAAATATCGCCGTACTCATCTTTTATAAACTCACAGTTAGGTTTATATGAATGATTTGTAAACCGACCAACAGGTGTTCTTTTATCTGCAAGTCTTGCTGGTGCAATAATTGTTTCTGCCTCAACAGGATACGATAAGAACACGCCTTTTCCATGTATATTTGACTTTCGTATAGTTATAAAAGGTGTCCAAGGATCAGGAAGAGGTACTTGATCTTCTTCATTTATAACTTGTTTATGTACTTCATTTAAATCAAAACCATAGTCATTAATAAGTTTAAAAAAGTCTTCCCTGTCTCTTACAGTATCTTCCTTTTGTAACTCTTCTTTACTTGATTCAGCTTGTTTAAAAGAGTCACTCTTTTCAAAGAGCAGATCTTCAAGTTTTTCTATATCTGTCTCATCTGTAGCATAAACATTGAGCCAGACCGTCGTTTCTTTTATATAACCTATTTTTTTACCAGGAGGTCCCATAAAAACTTTGGGAGCTTTCAATAATTTAACTTCACCATTATCAATTAGAGCAACTTCTCCTGTTAACATAATATTGAGTTGCTCAAATTTTTGTGCATGCCCTATAGCTATTATACCTGCAGGAAGCGTAACTTGTCGTATATAAATGCCGGGGCCAAAGAAATGTTGCACTGGACAATCAACTTGAGGCATATTAAGCATATGAGCTTCAACTTGTTCAATGCCTTTATTTTTAGCAATAATAGGTTTCATTTTGAGGTCTCGTTTCGGCTTCCATGGAAGTCTTGTTCTATATGCATTCCTACCATACTTACAAATGGGTCATTCGTCGGTGCTGTTCCAGCGCTTGCTGCGACCCGTCTAAATCTTAAAGCAATATCAGCCCCTATTAAAAAGCCAGTACCTGTAACAGTCACAATAGGAACATAAAAATGTGTTCTGTCTGGGGTATTTGCTGGAATAGTAAAATCTGGAGAAATAACTGTTGTCTCAGAGGCTATACCATTTTTATTTGTTATGGCATAAATAAGCTCAAAAGCAATAGTCCTATCTGTCCCATCGACACCATTAGTATAAATATGACAATGAAAAGTAAAATCTGACTCTTGTAAATAACTATGAGATATCTCATTTGCAGCAAGATAAGAATAGTCACCAATTGCATATGTAAATTTATAAAGAGCTGTTGTAAAAGCTGTCCATGCAGGAGCATTAACTGCTGGTAACTTAGCAGTTGTTAACGAAAACTGTATATCTTTCCAAGCAGTCGTGTTTTCCCAACGCTGATTAGCCAGGTTGTAGACCATCAAGTTTCGATCAATTAGAGATGAAAGATACACATCTTGTAGCCTGTTAAGATTCGGCCACATACGAGGTAAGACACCAATAATACCCTCAGTAGCATGGTCATTTAAACATATACCAATTCCTATCTTCCAATTAGGGGCTGTAGGTCTCGTTGAGGTTAAGCCTCCTGCAACTGTAGAAGAAATATACAATACATCTCCAGCAGAAAATGCACTTGTATCAATATCCCTAACATAACCTGTCAAACAAACATACCCATTATTGTTATTTATTATGTCTTCAGTAGTTAAACCAAGGAAAGTGACTGAGGTCATCTCTGCATCAGCTTTTGCAAGATCAATAGTAGGCCGGTTCCCTTGAACCCCGTTAACATAAACAGGGGTCCCATTTGGAATAAGGCTACCAGTTTTATTAGTAACTCTGGCCAGGAGTTCAAGTCCTATTTGCTGTATAACATTTCCCCCAGGCATACCAACTTCAGGGACACCATCATCTGCATTCCAATGAATTCTTCCCTCTTGGTGCCCATTTGTATAAGTTAGGTCTAAATCAATATATGAGGTCTTTACCTGAATTGCCTCAAGAATTGCAGCCTTTACTTCATCGCTTTCTAAATTATCAATATACCCAAGAGCCGATGTTATCACATCTGTGTTTATCTCTTCAATGTTAGATTCTGAGCTTACATATTTTCCCGCTATAGCTGTCCAAGATCCTGAAAGTCCATTTATAGTATAAGGTATATTTTCTGTAAATCTTTCAGAAGTATAAACATATAATGTAAATTCATTACCTTGGACAGCAACACATAAATAGCCATCTTGACCACCTTCAATTGTATTAAGCTCAGAAGGGTTATCAATATTAGTAACAGTTAAAAATCGTTGTATATCAGAAAGTCGATAGGCATTATCAAACAACTGTTCAAATGCCCTAATTGAACGCATATTTGGTAAAAACTCAGCAAGCTCTTTTCGTGTTAATGGTCTTGGAATATACTCTTCAGCCATTAGTAAATCAAAGCCTCCAGGTTAGCCTCAAGACGTAAAATTGATAGGAATGAATCACTCAATCCTCTGAACTTCTGGATTCTCATAGTATCAAGGACCCCTTGATTAAACCATATAATGCGTTTATCATAGTTCCCTCGTTTTCCTACTTGAATGGGTCTTTCTTGGCTCCATGTAAGCCCATCTTTTGAATAAGAAGTCCAAATAACAGGATTTATGCCATATTCAGAACGGCCAGTTAAAGCAGTTAATTCAAGACTATGAAAGATTGCAGAGTTGTTCATATTATAGAGAATAACTGTTGAAAACTCCCAGCCTATATCCTCACCCCAATGAGTACTTATACTTTTGTCAATATACCCTATGGAATTACTTTCTGTATCACCTACAATCCATTTATTATAGTATCGAGTAAAATGTCGTGCTCTATATTTATTTTCTCCAAAAGCAGTTGAAGATAAAATATGCCAAGCAGGTTCACCTATTGTTGAAGAAGCTGATTGGTCATAAACTAAAGTTTTATCAGGTAAATGGATAAGTAAAAATAAATGGTTATTATCATATACAGATTCAAGTTCTACTTGTGACAATACTTCTTCACTATACTGGCTAATGATTATATCAATTTCATGTGTAGATAATTTAGCACTTGAGCCACCAGCAGCGAGCCAGATAGCAGTACTCTCGTTTCTACCCCCGCCAAGAAAAGCAATGGAGTCACTACCATAAATACAACATGCATGAGTACCTATAGCTCCTCGGTTGATTTTTGCACCATCTATTCTTCTAAACGGGAACCCACTGCCACCAACATTATCAAAAGATTCAATTGAATAACGATTAATTGCATAAGGCTCATTTATTAATTTTTTAATAGCAACTATCGGATCAGGATCAACTTCTGAAGAACCGTATTTTAAAGGGTCAACCTGCTCGGGGTTATTAAGTTCAGTTATAACAAGAAACTCCCCATCTGTAGTCATAAAATAGCCATCAACCCAAATGAAGTCTTTGACAATACCTAAATCAGGATCTGTGACTTGAGTAAGAGTTACTCCATCGTAATAATAAAACTTACTTGCTGAAGCTATAGCCAATCGATCAAAAGAGTAGTCCATTGTTACAGGAGTATTATCTGCACCTACGCTTCCTATAACTGTTTCAACTCCTAGTTTATCATACCTAACAAGATATTCACCCATGACTCTGTAAAGAGTACCATTCCAATTTATGGCCCCCCTACAGATTCCTGAACAATTAGTATTCCAGGGCACTATCCCATAAGCTGGTCTTAAATAGCCTTCAGAAACCCCAGAATTTTTAGGTACAGGAAACATATTCTTAGGATACGAAATCCGTAGATTTGCATTAAAGTCAGAATATATACCATTTAGAATAGGTATTTGCATTATGCTATCCTATACCAAGAGTCATTAATAAGGTCATACTTAAGTGTAAAATAATCATTAGCCACAAGTGTAGCTGGCGCTCCTACTACACTTGCAGTCCCTGTTGCAGTAATGGTTAAAGTAGTAACTGCTTGGGTACAATTTACTGTTACTATTGCTCCATTTGACCCTGTTGGAAGTACAATTTCACCTGCAGCGTACCCAGCAAGAGGTGTAAGGATAAGCCAAGTATCACCAGACAGTACTGTAACAGAAAACCCTGTTGCTGCTGGTGACGCAGCTTGTCTGGCCAGTGTAACTGCAGGAAAAGTAAGGTTACTGTTGAGAAAGGTAACAAGGGCAGCCAAAGAAGCTTTACGTGTATCTGTATTACTGGCATCACCAATAGCAAGCAGGTCACCTGTTGCTAAAGTATCAATGGACGATAATTGAAATATTGATTTTCCCATAGTTTACACCTATTCAAAGTCAAGAGTGTTATCATTACTAATAGAGAGGTCCTCTTGCTTCTTAGGCATAAACTCTCTATATGCTCTACCAGGTTTATTTCCAGCACCAGATGGCAGTGCAGAGATATCAACTTCAGGAGTACTAGAACTCATTGCCCAGGATAGTAAAGAGTTGTAAGCTCTTTTCGCCCACACTTGTTGTGAAGGCTGAATGGGTTTTCCATGACTTGAAGCTACCCTAAGAGCTACATTTTGTACAATAGCATTAATTGCTACATCAGGAATATCACATTCTTCATCAAGATCAGAATTAGAACTTAGAGGGTATCCAATACGAACACCCTCTGAATTCCATTCTGCAAGGATAGAATCCATTACTCTTAAAGACCTTTCAAGCATGCCAGGTTCAAGGTCAAAAAAATACGAGGCAAGCCCTATTTCACCATAAGCATCTTCAATTAGCCTTCGTTTGGTAATTATCATGACTTCTTCCTTTTATTACGTTTCTTTTTGGACTTTGTAAGCCCAGCTTTAGAATACGCTATAGCTACAGCTTGAGATGACTTCTTACCGCTTTGTGTTTCCGTTGCTATGTTTTGAGATATTACTTTTTTGCTCCTGCCCTTTTTTAATGGCATTTGTTTTTACTTCCTTTCCTGTGGGTGTGATTATAGGATCTTTCCCTGTAATTACACCTTCCATAGTTTTAAAAAAGCCCTGTTCCAAAGCAGACTCGAGCTCTTCCTCGAGTACATTTTTAAAATCGTAAGTTCCTCCGGGTCTTTGATGAGGGCCATCATCTTTATAGACGAGCATTTTATTCTCCTTTATGAGTTTGAGAGTACTCAGATACTACTGAGTACTCTCAGATAATTTCAATTACCCGACACGTACAAGATCATAAGTCGGAGTTGCAGCAGTTTTGATCCATTTGAAATGGCCACCAGTATTTGTAACTGCTCCTGAACCAACAACAGTTACTCCCGTTCCACCAGAGATTGTTGATGTGTTTGTAGCATGGTTACTTGCAACATACATATCAAAAGAGCCCCCGATACTAAGATCAACAGCTGCATCCATCAGAGCTGCTGTCGGAGAAGTCATAGTAACTGCTCCACCCGAGGCATCCTGATACAAAATACCTGTAAGTACCTGGGCAGCAGTCACAGTTCCTGCATCAGCGATTGTTGTACGAGTCAGTGTTCTCAGGAGAGGTTCAGTAATCTGCGGAGCTGTCCCAATCTCGTAATATGCCATAGCAGCACTTGCTTCAATCCGGATTTCAGTTGCTGCACTGAAAGCTGCTGAACGGTAAATTTCAAAAGCCTGTGTAGCCTTCAGTAGTGTCCAAGAATCCGGAATGCTCGGATAGCCGACTTTTTTGTAAATCTTGACCGGGGAATCTGATTTTACCTCCAAATAAGAACTTGCAGGGACTGTATCATAAGCAACCCCATGTCCTTTAATTGTATCATAACCCATTATATCCTCCTTGTGGATAATAAGTTTTAAAGTTTATCCTAACAAATAATATCGATCAGGTCTGGCTGAACATCATAACCCCAGCCATCTGGGGCTGTTTACAACAAACGCCCCATCGAGCATCCAATCGGAACTTGGTAATCATCGTATCAATATCGAAGAACTTGGTCATAACCAGTTCAATTCCCTGATCAGTAGACCCCCGCATTACAGCTGCTCCGGAGTTCGGGGGAACAGTGTAAAAACCAGGCAGAATTTCAATTGCATCCTTGTGCCAGAAGGGGTTGACCGATGCTGTGACTGTGTTCAGAAAGACGATAGCTGCTGTAGCTGATTTGGTGGAAACAACAACATTCTGGTACTGCTCTTCTGCGACTGTTCCACCCTGGTTTGAAATGATCGGAGGAGAGATCGTCATGGTGGTGCCACTATCAACCGAAATAATACGGAAGGTTTTCAACTGGCCAGTTGAATTCTTTGTGATATGATGCGCGGCATAAACACCAGCGATTGTAAAAGCATCACCAGCAACTACGTTTGTTGTTGCAGAGATAGTCACTTGCTGATACCTGTTATCGACATTGGAGCGCTCACCTGTGGAAGCAACCCGAGTTGCTACAGGCGTATAGTAATTACCAGCTGCATCCAGTGTACTGATGGTAAGTGCAGCACCACCAGCAGCTGCTGTCTTACTGTTCGCATAATCCATTTTGAACGTATCGAACCCGGCGACAGTCCCGACATAGGACTTTTCATATGCTGAGATCGGTTTCGTGTTCATGGTTTCACGACCAGCTAGGTCAGCAGCCATACCATTATAGTCACGAGAGGAAAGTGCAGCATAACGATCGAACATGTTAACACCCTGTTCGTTCATAAGGGCATCACAAGCAGCCAGGTCAGCATAACCACTTGCAGCCGTTGTTCTTTTTACGAACAGGGTTCCTTCATTCGCTGCGACATTCATGATTGCAACATTGATATCACTTGCAATTTTCTGTTTTGCCGCAGAGCCAAGGCGCTGTTCCTGAAGTGCATCATTCAGTTCTTCTGCATCCATAACCCAGGGAACCCCTGATCGGTACCCAATAGTGGCAGGAACAGAAAGTTGAGTCATGCCAGCAAACTTTCCGGTCAAATCTATATCGTCATATGAAATAGCAATATACGGCTGCGGCCGCCAGATAGTATCACCAGCACGCGTCATCATTGCTTTTTCTTTGTTGTACTGAGAAACATTTTTTGAAAGGACGAGTGCATCATTGAAACCTTCCAGGATTTCTTCAAATGCAACACGTTCTTCTTTGCTAAAATTATTGGCCATTATAGACCTCCTTTACTTCTTTACTTCTTTTTAAGTTTTCGTTTAAACTCAGTTACTTTAGTATAGTCTCCAGTCCTTTCTGCTTCTTTCCGGAGCTTTTCCAAAGTTTTATTTGAATCAGAAAGCCCTTGCTTACTTTCAACAATCTTTTCCGGTGATGTTTTTACTTTTCGTTTAGTTACTTTCAATGATGACTCCAATTTTGCTATTGCGAAAGAAAATTTTACAGGATCTTTGATTTGACAAAGTTCTTTAGCCTTTTTTGAGTTTTTCCCAAGGGCATAAACAACAAGAGCAGGATTTTCTGCACCTTGTACAATAATGCCTATTTGAGTCTCATTTGCAATTTCAGAAAGAGTATCTTCAGCGTCATTATAGTCAGAGACTTTCAGAGCTTTTTTCTTCTCTTCATAAGTCTGAACTGTTTGCTGCCAAAGTTTTTTCTCTTCTTCCTGTTTTGCTTTCTCCTTAGCTTTTGCTTTATCAATTTCAGTTTTCTTTTCAAACCAATCAGCAAGTTTCTTTTCGTACTGGCCTGAGTCAAAATCACACTCTTCAAGTGTGGGCTTGGCTTCTAAAGTCAAAGCCTTCTGTTCGGGTTCTGACTTTAGTTTTGATTCAAGCTCTTTAATACGCTTTGCTTGCTCACGATTTGCCTTACGAAGATCTTTTACCCATTTAGGCGCTTTTCGTACCTCTTTGTCTTCAGGATCTTCATCTTCTCCTTCGATTGAGACTGTGATTTCATCTGAGTCATCATCAGACTCATCATCTGAGTCATCATCAGACTCATCATCAGACTCATCATCAGACTCATCATCAGACTCATCATCAGACTCATCATCAGACTCATCATTTTCAGTATTAGGATCATCCTCTAATACATCAAAATCAATTTCAAGGCCCTCATCTTCTGCTTTAACTTTTTTTGCCATCATCGTTCTCCTTGCTCACCTTGAATAGGCGGATTTAAAGTTTGTGTACTACTGAGATCTTGTCTCAGCGCTTTAGCTTTACTGATATCGGAGGTCTCAATATCAGATAAAGTCTTTAAAGTTTTAGCTCGAGTACCCTCTGCATCAATAAGAGTCCCAAGTGTTTTAGCTTCATCAAGTTTGGCTTTAGCAAGTTCACTTTGTGCTGCAGCCTCTAAATAAGTAGAATTAGGATCTTTAGGCGCATTCTGTGCTGCTTCAAGAAGATCTTTTGCTTCTTGTTCTGTTGGTTCAACAACCCCAGCTTTAAGAAGTTTCCTTCTAAAGTATTCACGGGCTTCTGTCACGCCTTCGCCTTCAAGGTTCATCATAATAAGTGAGTTAATAACAGACACGGTTTCAGGATCCTGGGTAACTGAAAGAACTGCAGTTAAATTTCTTACTGTAGCCTGTCGCTTTGTGGCTGAACTTGGACCTACATCTGCAAATACTTTAAAATTTGCTTTTGTTAAATCATTTTGATACTCAGTTATTCCATTAGATTTAACAGGTCGATTAAGTTCAATAGGTGTAAGCTCCCCCTGTTTACCTATACCAGCCATTTTACGGTTGTCTTCAATATAGAGTTCTTTAGCCATACCCAGCCAAATTTCTCCACATCTACGAATAGCTTTAGCAAAATTTGACATATAAATGTACGTTTGCATGTCAATTTTACCTTGAATAAGCTCAACTGCAATACCACTCACATTTGGCTGAATATCATCGACTCTTTCCTGATCACCAAGAAGGTCTTTAATATCGTTTTCGGTCTGCTGTAAAAGAACTGCAAGAGCAGGAGGGACTGCAGGGGGCTTTGTATAACCTAAGGGCCCAGCAATCATATTATCCCCCATGGGATTCTCAATCAAATTGATAAGCATATAGGGGAACTCTTTTACACTATCCTCTGCCCACATTAATTGATGACCTTTGATTTGTTCAGGGGTAAAAATAGGCTTTTCAATACTTGACCGAGCACTTATTTCACCAAGTTTACTTACTTGAAGATTCTTAAGCCGCTGACTGTCTTTCATTTGACGAATATGCCCACAACATCTTTCAATGCCATCTACAATCCATCGTTTTCCATAAGTTGCAATTACAGGAATTTCAGAACCTGGTATATATCCACAATCTTCAAGAATACCACCACCTGACATTATGTATTTTCGAACTCGTTTTCTTTTTATAATACGAGTATCTACTTCTTTAGCACTAGTTGCCCTTAAAGCTAATTGAGTATCATAATCATCTTCAAGATCCTCAGTACGATATTTTTCACGATTACCTAAAGGATCTTCAAAAATTTTCCATTCTTCATTTACATATTCAACTTGATAGAGCTCTGCGATGTATACTGTATCCGGAGTCGCCCAATCAAACTCTACTTGGGCTACTTCTCTAGGCCATTCTGAAGGGTCATCTTCATACTCTTCTCTGTATTCATCAATAGACATTGGTGAAATAACATAACAGCGTTTTGCATCACTTTTATCTTGAAGTTTGCTCCCAAGGTCAAAAAACACACAGGAGTCAGCATCATAAATTGGCTTAAATCTAATACGTTGGTATTCATTTTCAATGTCCTCTTCATCCTCATACTCAGCACAAAGCCTCCAAGCGCCAATTCCACCGCCTATCCCCTCTTCAAAAGCATTATCATAGGCTTCTTCTGCTTGACTATCCTGTTCATCTGCACGATATAAAGCATTACACGTACTGGCCAGTTGATCATTCTCTTCACCAGTTTTACTTTTAAAACTAACAGTAATACGATTGTTAAGATACTCGTTTTTAATTCGAGTGACACCAAGTTGAGCTTTGTTTATTTCAAACTTGGGTTTATTTTCAAATTGTGTACCAACAGAACCTTCCCATTGTGCTCCAGGTACAATATAAAACCTACGGTCTTTTAGACAGTTTAATCGTTCCTCAAAATAAGCGCTCTGGATTTTATCCCATTCAGTAAGAGCATTTTGATGAAGATTTTTTAACTTTTGTGATTGCTTTTTCATATTCAAATCCGTTTTACTATATCACTAATTGTAGGTTTTATTACATCAGTTATTAAGTCTAAAGTACTTATTATTCCATTTTAACAGCTGTTAATGTACCTAAAAGATATAAAGTGCCGCCTATAGTGACTTGATCAATACCCAAAGACCCGGTAAAGTTTAAAGAGCTAAAAACAGGCAAAAAGCCGTGATCTACTTTTACACCTATAGTAGTAAAAGTGGTGCTAGATAATTGTACAAAAGATCCTGAAGCACTTTTGTACCCAACAGTTAATGTGGCTGCGTCATCGTTAGCCTCAACACCAATAACAGAATAGCCTTCTGTAAGATTTTCTGCAGCCCTAATAGTATAGTCTCCATCACTATTTATTGTTGTAATCTTTGGCATAATCAACCTTACATATAGTTTGTTATGGGCATAGGTACAAAGTCAGTACCGATTTGTTGCTCTGCAGCACGTCGTGCTCTACGGTCACTTTCCAAAGCATATCGAACAGCATCAATTACATGATTATCCTTATCCTCAAGCTCAGGTAATACAAGTAAAGTTACAGGGTCAACTTTATAACTATAGCTTCTTAACTCATCTATAACATGTATACATCTTGGATGAACTACAATATCATAAGACTTAAGAAATTCTATACCGTCTTTTAATGACCCATTACCTTTAATAGCTTTACGAATTTTAGGAAAGCCATTATTCCGCATATGGCTTATGGTTTCAGGTCTTGCGGAATCCGCTACAATAGGCCATTTTTCAGAATCAGGCACTTGCATAAAAAGATCAGGTGTATCTTCAATCTCACAACCCACCTGATATGCTTCATAATCAATATAAATAGTACGACCTATTGTATAAAGTCTTACTAAAACAGTAGGATCAATTGAAAAGCCCCAGTCAGCACCAAATCTAAATTTGGCCTCAGGATTGGTTTCAAATTCTTCAATCCGCCAGTTTTTAAATACTGTAGCATTACTTATTCTACGGTACTTCCCTCCCCAAATCCATTCATACTTTTCATAATCTCGTGATTTATCATACTCCATTTCAGCACGAAGTACTTTAGGAAACCAAGGGTTTTGATTAAAATTCACCTGTACTATTTGTGAGTCAGGTGGTGGGGTTCCCCCGCGGAATAAGTTATCTACTGGATCATAAGGGTTCTCAGGGTTCCAACTAAATAGCATCTCAGATCCAGGTTTACGTATTGTAGGACGAAGAAGATCAAGAGACCGTTGTGAAGCATTTTGTGCCTCTTCAAACCAGGCACAGTCAAAACCTTCTAAAGATTTAATAGAGTCTGAAGTATGATTTTGCATACCTTGAAACAATATTAAACCTTTACCAAACTTTGACTTTATAACCTGATCCTGTACTTCAAAATACTGGCCAAGGTTGAGCTGCTCTATCTTGAGTTCGAGAAGTCGTTTTACAGACATCTTGATTGACCGTTGCACTTCACGAAGACAAACTGTAGCACGATTAGGATCTGCAATATGACTCTCCAGCACTTCCTCTGCAAAGAAGTGTGACTTACCAGAGCCACGCCCGCCATAAGCTGCCTTATATCGTGCAGGTTGGCACAATGGCAAAGCCCAAGCAGGCGTTTGTATTTGTAGCGTGCTACCCATTATCTTTTTCTTCTCCTGAAGCTTCAGGATTTACTATAACCCGTTCAATTCTGGTTATAGCTTGAAATAATGATCCAGTTTCTTTCGCTTTGTTAAGCCCTTCCTGAATTATAGTATGCCGGTTTACAATACGTTCATGAGTATTGGCTAAAGATGAAAGCATTCTATGATCAGGGTTAACCTGTTCACTAATAGCTTTTGCTGCATTCTCTAAACTGGCCAGTAGCTCTTCCTCTACACGGGCAAGAGATTGCCAGGCTTTCGCTGAATGGAGCACAGTAAGACCTATAAGTCTAGTTTGAATAGATTTATAGGTCTCAGTTACTTCTTTTTCAAAAGCCTGGATCTCTTCATCTGAGACAAGCCTTTTCCGCTCTACTTTATTTTCTTTAAGCCAGGTCTCTAATTTAGGAGGAGCGAGACGATATTGAAGAGCAAGGCTTTCTATCGACTCTTCTAAGTACTGAAACTTGTATATTACCTCTTGCCTTTCAGCGAGAGGTAGGAGACTGGGGTCACCTACAAAAGGTCGAAGAACCACCCCAGTCTCCTTGGCTCGTTCTCTGGCTTCCTTGTTAAATGAATGTATAAAATTAGATTCCATATAATTACTATAAAATAGATATAGAAAAATGTAAACAGTTTTATTTTACGTTTCTTGTTAAGCTGACTGTTGCAGCAATTACACGTTTTCTGTGAAAGCTGAGGTATATCATACGTTTTCTGTGAAAGCGAAATACTGGGACAGTGGAAAATTGGTATTAAAGATCATTATAATTCCTAGTTCACTATGAACCATAGGGCCCACCAGGCTGAACAGGATTCACCAGGCTGAACAGGATTCACCAGGCTGAACAGGATTCACCAAACTAACTGTTGTACTTTTAAGTAACATTGTTCAATAGGAATAACACTGTTCAAGAGGAGTAACAGTGTTCAAGAGGAGTATGAGATACCATTAAGGTAAACACTGTTCAAGAGGAGTATGAGATACCATTAAGGTAAACACTGTTCAAGAGGAGTATGAGATACCATTAAGGTAAACACTGTTCAAGAGGAGTATGAGATACCA